AAGCCGCATGAGCATGTCATTGCTGGTCGAATTGGCTCTCAAAGATTTACTCTCAGACGCGGGGTACAGCTTCGATGATCGTCGGCATTGACTGCGGATACCGCACAGGCGGCGTGGCGCTGATGAAAGGCGACTGGTCCGAAGTGCACGACCTGCCCACGTTTGACGAGGGCGGCGTTGACGTGCATGAGCTTACCGCAATACTTAACAGCGCAGGCACCGTCGATCACGTCTACATCGAAAAGCAGCAAGCGATGCCTAAGCAGGGCGTGTCAAGCACTTTCAAGTTGGGCTTTGCATATGGACAGATCGTCGCAGCCGTGGCACTGTCGAACATACCCTACACGATTGTGACACCGTCAACGTGGAAGCGGTCTATGAACTTACCGAAGGACAAGGACGCGGCAAGACGTCTGGCCGTGCAATGGTTTCCGCGGCAAGCGGATAAGTTAAAGCGCAAGAAGGATGAACACCGCGCGGAGGCTCTGCTTATCGCGCTATACGGAGGAGGAACGCAATGACGGTCATCTATGACATGTCAAACGAGGAATATCACCTCGACCCATCACTGAGCGCGTCAGGTGCCAAGAAGATCGCCATGGAAAGTCTGGCCGACTTCAAGTACGGAGAGTACCAGCCAAGCCCAGCCCTAGACGTAGGCAGCGCCACGCACACACTGATCTTGGAGCCGCATCGCAGCAACACCGTATGGTGCGGACCCGAAACGCGCAGAGGCAAGGCGTGGACCGACACCAAGGACGAAGCGGACGCGGCGGGCGCAATACTTTTGACCGAAAGCGATTACGCCTTGGCTAAGAATATGGCGGACGCCGTGCGCGCAAATGCCGCGGCGGCGGCGTTGCTCAGCGGCGACTTAGTCTGCGAAGCCAGCGTGTTTGCCATTGACGCGAACACCAACGTCAACATGCGCTGCCGTCCAGACGCATGGCGCAAGGACATTGCGGCGCTGATCGACGTCAAGACGACCGTAGATAGCTCACCGGCGGGCTTTGCGAAGCAGGCGGCGAACTTTGGCTATCACATACAGGATCAATTTTACCGCAGATGCATGGCCTTCGATGGCCATGAAATAGACCGCTTCATCTTCATCGCGGTGCAAAAGAAAGCGCCCTACAAGGTGGGCGTATACGAACTGGACCTCTTGTCCCTTGAGGAAGGGCATCATGCGGTCGAGTACGCGCTGGCGGCGTATGCCACGGCGCAACACACGGGCGTGTGGGGCTACGATTACGGCGAATTACAGACGCTGCAAATCCCGCCCTATGCGTTCAAATTTTCGGCAACTTAGTCAAGGAGACAAACATGCCAATATCTTTCGGAAGTGACAACACGGGCGGCGAGCTTTTCATCCGCTCAAATCTACCACAAAACCGCTGGTACTATAAGGACGACGGCGTTGACGTCGCCATCGACATGGACCGCGGCTTCGCCATCGACATCAAGGAGGTCGTGTTCGGGTGGCTGCATATCGACGTAGGCGTGCGGGATTGGGTTCCGTGGCCAAGTCCAAGTCAGCAAATCGCCAAGCCAAGCGATAGCCACAAGAACGGCTTCGAGGTGAAATGCTGGCTCAGTGACGGGCGCGAGGCGTCTATGAGTGGCAACAGCTTTGGCTTGGGCCAGTTTATCGCCAAGCTGTACAACAAGGCGGAAGAGGCGCCAGAGTTTACGCAGGGCAAGGTGCCAGTGGTCCAGATCACAAGCTGCACGCCTGTCGTCGTCGGCAAGGGCACGTCTTACGACGTCGGCTTTAACATCCGCACTTGGATCAATAAGCCTACGGGCGAGCCTGTCGCAGCGCCTGCGCCTGCGGCAGCACCGGCACCCGCGTCCGCGGCGCCAGCGTCCAGCGACGATAACTTTGGCTTTTAGGTAAGGCAGGGCGGCGCCGGACATGTGCTCGAAGCAGGTGTCCGGCGCCGTATAAGTAGCCAACGGAGAGAGAAGAATGAGCGAAGCATACTTCAGCAAAGTGCGTGAAAGCACCGTCAGCGAAATGCTCACAACCATAAAAGGCGGGCGCAACGAGACGCTCAACAAGGCGGCGTACACGCTGGGGCGTCACGCGCACTTGGCGCCGTCAAACATAGACGCGGCCATCATAGATCTGCACGCAGCGGCAAAGCAGGTCGGGCTGCACGACATCGAAATCAAAGCCACAATCGGCAGCGGCTTCAAGCGCGGCGGGGAAAACCCCAAGGTTCTCGAAGATAGCGACGCAAAGCCATTCACGGCCAGCGAATTTGACCGGCTCATAGGTAAGCTGGCCAGCAAGGAAATGCTCACACGCGACGAGGAAACGCGCAAGGACAAGATCGACAAGGCGCGCAAGGCGTGGGAGGGAGGTGTCCCGATTTCTAGAGAAAGTAAGGACGCAGTGCGTCCTGCATTACTTTACCTAAACAATCGCGGCTTACGCGCGTCTGCCGCGGTGGGCGCCGCAAGGTTCAGCCCAAACGTATACGACGGGCCGGCGATACTCTTTCCCGCGTTGGATGAAGCCGGCGAGGTGCAGGGCATACAGGCGGTGCTCATCACGGCGGAGGGAAACAAGCGCGAGCACAGAGGCATCACGAAATACTCACGCGGCGTCATCGCCGGCAACTCAATGAGGATCGGCGACGAGCACGACGGGGGCGCCATCATCTTGGTCGAGGGGCCAGAGGATGCGCTCAGTGTGCGGCAGGCGGTGCAGGGGTATGCGGAGGCGACAATCGTGTGCACCTTCGGTAAGGCAGGCATGGCCACGTATAACGCGCCACGGGCGTCCGACGTGACGATCTGCGCGGACCCTGACCTCGACGTGGACAAGGTGGCCGACGTAATACGCGGCGACGGGAGCACGTCGGTTTACGTCGTGCGCTTCAACGAGCTCGGCGTGGAGAACGTCACAGACGCAAACGACTACCTGCGCGAAGCCGGTGAAGAGAAGCTGCGGGAGGCGCTCTCCTTGGCCAAGCCGGTCGAGCAAGCGCAGCAAGAGGCGGCGGAGGCGGAGATGAATTGGCCGACGCCATACGAGCCAGTCGATCCGGCTAGCATCCCACGCCGGCGCTGGATCTACGGCGCGCACTACATCCGCGGATACGTCAGCGTCGTGGCATCTCAGGGCGGCGCCGGCAAGACGTCCATGCAGAACGTGGAGGCGACGAGCATATGCCTCTGCCGGCCGTTGCTGGAGGAGCCGGTGCATGAACAGGTCAACGTGTGGGTGATCAACGGGGAAGATCCCTACGAGGAAATGCAGCGACGGTTCGCGGCAATCATGATCCACTACAACATCAAGCCGGAGGAACTGCGCGGGCGCTTGTTCTTGGACGCGGGCCGCGACCTGATGATACAGTTTGCCAAGCAAACGCGCGATGGCATCGTGACGAATGATCAGGTTGCCGAAAAAATGATTGAGCGGATCAAGCAAAACAAGATCGGCTTGGTCATGCTGGACCCGTGGGTCGGGTTCAACGACATCAACGAAAACGATAACGTCGCCATGAACGCAGCCGTGGCGCAGGCGCGGTGGATCGCGGACCAGACCGACGCGGCGGTGGTGCTGACGCATCACATCCGCAAGTCAAACGGCGAGGACGCAACAATCGACAGCGTCCGCGGCGCAGGTTCGCTGATCGGGGCGGCGCGTGCGGCGCGCATCATCAACAAGGTCAGCCAAGAAGACGCGCTGAAGCTGGGCGTGAACGAGCTCGAAAGCCTCGGCATATTCCGTGTGGACGACGGCAAGTCCAACTTGGCGCCTCCGGCGGCAAAGGCTCTGTATCGACGTATGCACGGCGTGGAGTTGCCAAACGGGGAATATGTGGGTGTGTGCATTCCGTTTAAAATGCCCGACTTATTCGACGGTGTAAGCGCCAGAGACGCGCAGGAGGTGCAGCGCCTGATCGGAGCGGCGGCGTCACGGGGTGAGCCGTACCGGCTGGATGCACGCGCCAAGCATTGGGCGGGCAACGCGGTGGCGGTGCAGCTTGATCTCGACGTGGCCAAGAAAAACGAAAAGGCGCGGGCAAAGGCAATACTCGCCAAGTGGGTCGAGACAAACGTGCTCAGTGTGGAGGAGTGGCCGGATAAACGTGCGGGGCGTGACGTGCAGTGCGTCGTTGTGGGTGAGTGGATCAGTGGAACGGAGATAGGGTGATGGATGTCAGCGTGGAAGAGACGGACTTGGAGCGCCTTCAAGACGCGCCGCTGATCGGCAAGATCGTGTGGGACGAGGAGGATGGGATGGCGCGCATCATGTGGGCGCAGGCGCATTTGCCGGCAAACTTTGACCAGTACGGACGGAAGCAGGCGGAGCTCACTCTGGAAATGTGCAAGGACATCATCATGCAGGCGTCGCTTCTGGGAAGCGCAATGCTGGAGCAAATGGAGTGGGCCAAGGATGAAGTGGAGCACTGAGGGGGACGTTCCACAGTTACCACAGTTCAACTGTGGAAGACTGCGGAAGTGTGGTAAAAGAGGCCACTTTCAGTTCCACCACAGTTGTTGCATATATATATGCAACTGTGGTGGTAACTGTGGACTAGGTGGAAACGAACTGTGGAAGGAGGAGGATCATTACCATGGCTATCAGAAAGAAAAAAGTTACCGCGACGCAAGTAAAGCAGAAGGGGCGGGACGCAATGGGGCGGGTGGACGATCAGGCGCAGGTCATTAAGGCGGCAGTCTGGGGTCAACTTAAACCGCTCGACGAAAAGGCGCGGGAGAAGACGAGCAAGTGGGGCGACAGGTTGCCGTCACTTGTGGCGCCGGATCTCGCTGGCCGCTTCGAGGCGGCATACGAGGCGCTGGGTGAGGCGGTGGACGTAAACGACGTGAAGCGGACGCATGACATCGCAACGCAGTTGCTGCGAGCGTGGGACGTGCTGGAGAAGGCTGCGTTGGACGCGGGGCATCATCCGCTGCATGAGGATGCATACTGCATGGAAATGGACGACGGGCGCATCGTGTGCATCGCACTCGACGGCTGGGCGTCGCTGCGGCAGAAGTATCCAGAGTGGATCGTGTACAGCTTCAGCGATGCGGCGAGGGTGCTCTGCGCTGACTTCAGCGCGCGGTTTCTGGACGAGGCATTCAGTGCCTTCCCGAAAGCGCATGTGAAGAGTATAATTCGTAACGGCGAAGAGCATAGCCGTGACATCAATGACGAGATACCATGGTGAAGGAGAGAAGGATGTACAGGACAGAGTTACTTGAGAGGGCGGCAGACATCACGACGCATGATCGCAACAACGATTACGGCGAGGCGAAGGAGAGTTTTGGAAGGATTGCGAGCATGTGGTCAACTTACCTCGGTCAGCCTGTAAGCGAGGCGGACGTCTGCGCGATGATGGTGCTGTTGAAGGTAAGCAGGTCACGCGCGTCACCGCAGAAGATGGATAACTGGCTCGACATGTGCGGGTACGCTGCGCTGGCAGGGGAGATGGTCAGTGGTGGGTGAGGTCGGCAAGGCAAAGATCATGGCGTTGGAAAAGCTCGGAGAGGACGAGATCTTCGAGCGCATCGCAAGCGGCGTGTCGCTGGCATCGATCAAGCGTGAGTTTAACATAGGTCACAAGTTGTGGGCGAAGTGGCTCGACGCGAGCGACGGGCGGCGTGGACGCTATCAGGCTGCGCAGCTTGAGGCTGGTCACTTCTACGCTGAGCGTGCGCTGGAGACGGCGCAGCTTGCTGAACGTGACAACGTCAACGTGGCGCGCTTGCAAGTGGACACGGACAAGTGGATGGCGAGCAAGCTGAACGCGCAGTACGATACGAGACAGCGTGACGTGGCAATCAACATCAGCGTGAACGACTTGCATGCGCAGGCTGCGCAGTTGCTTGGCGACGTGATAGAGGGCGAAGTGTTCGAGGATGACGATTGAGTGCGAAAACACGCATCGGAACGCACTCACACGCGCGGGCGCGCGCGTGCTCGCAGATGCAGCAAAAGTCAACGCAAAATGCACGTTTAAGGCGAGAGTGCAGGCGCAGCAAAGAGGTGGATCTGCTAAGTGATTGATTTTAAACGATCTGCATTTAACATAATACGTATTATCGGCCTTTTGCGCGGTATTATGTTAATTTTGGCCGATTTTCGTGCTGCGGCGCAGAAAAAGCGCGTTTTTGACCCCCCCTTCGCTCAGCGCGGACCGGTGCAAATGCAAAGGACCTCCCCACGCCTCCCCGCCCCCTTTTTCCGTAAACAGGTGTTAACATGACCCAGCCCCAAGAAAACCCGTTTATCAAGTTAATGGCGCGCTACCGCGACGACCCCGTCGCCTTCGCCCGCGAGGTCGCCGGCATTGAGCCGGACGAGTGGCAAGTTGAGCTCCTCGACGCCGTCGCAGCCCCCGCGATACGACGTGTCAGCGTGCGTTCTGGCCACGGCGTCGGGAAGTCCACGGCGGTCGCTTTGGCGGCTGTATGGCACGTTCTGATGCGCGTGCCGAGCAAGACTGTTGTGACCGCCCCCACGTCGTCCCAGCTTTTCGACGCC